CAACTTACCTACTCCTACGATTGGTGCTACTGCGGCTACAACAGCGAATAAGTATTTTGATGCAACAATTTGGACAGGGGATAACACAACACCAAGAAGCATTACCAACTCAGGCTCAATGCAACCTGATTTTGTTTGGTTAAAATCTCGCAGTAATGCTTATCAACATAATCTGTACGATGCGGTTCGTGGTGCTGGTTCGGCTTATGCTTTATCTAGCGATTCAACTGCCGCAGAAGGTGGCAACTCAAATGTGTATGGATTTTTATCCGCATTCAATTCCACAGGATTCCAAGTAACACAGGGAACTGCTGGTAGCGGTGGCGCACCTAATGGCAATGCTTACACAAACCAAACAAGCACTACTTATGTAGGCTGGCAATGGCGAGCATCTAACGCAACAGCCGTAACCAACACAGCAGGTTCTATTACATCTACAGTAAGTGCTAATACAACTGCTGGATTTAGTATTGTTACTTGGACTGGAAGCGGTAGTAATTCTGACCAGACAGTAGGAACAGGTTTATCTACAGCATTAGATTTTATAATTACAAAACCAAGAACTGCGAATGTTGGAACAGACTCGTGGTTAGTTTATACATCAGCTATCACATTAAATCAAAACGAGTGTTTAATACTAAACTCAACAAGTGCAAAAATAACAACTGCCGACCAAGGAACTCCTAGCAGAGCAGCAACTGCTGGGCAATTAAAACTTTTTGCTGGAACTTTGGCTGGTTTAAACAATCAAAACATGAATGCAAGCGGTGTTAATTATGTAGCTTACTGTTTTCATGCTGTCGCTGGCTATAGTGCATTTGGCTCATACACAGGTAATGGTTCTAGTGATGGAACTTTTGTGTTTACTGGATTTAGACCTAGGTATGTGATGATTAAGCGTACAAACACTACTGGAGATTGGATTGTTTACGATTCCGCAAGAAGCACTTATAACGGCATAACTTCTGAAATATATCCAAACCTTAGTAATGCAGAAGATAACAGCAGTGTAGATTTAGATTTTGTATCAAATGGAATTAAATTACGCAACAGCGGATCTGGAGTAAATGCTTCAGGCGATACCTACATATACGCTTGCTTTGCCGAATCACCCTTTAAATACGCTTTAGCTCGATAACTTTTTACAGGAGTAAATAACATGAGTAACTTTGCAGTAGTACAAAACGGACAGGTAGTACAGATTGTCCCCTTAGATGTGCCGTTTACCGTAGGAGCTAAGACCTATTCTGGTTCTTTCCTGCGCTCTTCAACACCTGCCGAGAAGCTCGAAGCTGGTGTGTGGGAAATCATTCATGGCGCCCGCCCTGATGACAGATACTACTGGGTCTCTGGTCCAAGCTATCGTGTCAACGAAACTAACAGCACCGTAGAGGCTACATACTCTGGCACCGCTAAGAACCTAGATGACCTAAAGAAAAACGCTAAGTCTCAAGTCCGTGCTTCTGCTTACTCTTTACTAGTTCAAACAGACTGGATGGCGGTTAAGGCATTTGAGACTAGCACAACCGTTCCTACTGAGTGGGCTACATGGCGAGCTGAGATCCGTACCCAAGCTGGTGCTGCTGTAACGGCAATTGACGCCGCTACCGACATTGACAGTTTAATTACTGCCTCTGCCGTAGTCTGGGCTAATGACCCTAACTATGTAGCACCTGTTCAAGAGGAAATAAATGTCGGAGCTAATTGACAAAAACGAGGCGGCGTTATCCGCGCACGAGGCGGTCTGCGCCGAGCGCTACAAGGGCATTAACGCACGACTAAAACGCATCGAGCAGATCCTAGTCGGTTCGGCTGGATTTATTATAGCGACCATGATTGCATTACTCGTAAAACTACACTAATAAAAATGAATAATGTCAGACCCACTTGGCTTTTTAGAAGGAGCAAAATCTCTTAGTAGTTCCCTGGACTCCGCCCGAAGCGTGAGTAAGGAACTATCCACCAGCATCGCTAACGTACAAAAAGAAGCAACCGACCTAGCCCAGCAGCGTGCCCAAGAGCGCGCCAAGGCACAGCGGTTTCACGTCGACCAGACCATACTAAAGGCGTTTGACGAGTTCAAGATAATCGAGGAAGTAAAACGCCTCGAGCAAAAGATGAAGGCCGAGGTAACACGAAACTACGGCCCCAAGGCGTGGGATGACATACAGGTCATCAAGGCGCGACTCTTAAAGGAGAAAAAAGAAAATGAAAAACTATTTAACCAAGACCTACACGAAATTAAAAGAGTGCAGCTCTACTGTTTTCTCGTGGCTGCTCTCGTTGCCTGGTACGCTGTATGGGGCTATAAAGGGTAAGAGATAATGTTCCCAATCACGGCACTATTTGATATTGGCACCAAGCTAATCGACAAGCTAATCCCAGACCCAGAGGCTAAGGCCAAGGCACAACAAGAGCTCATCAAGCTCCAACAAGAGGGCAAGTTAGCCGAGCTAAACGCCGACAACATCGAGGCACAGGAGCTTACCAAGCGCCAGCAGGCCGACATGGCAAGCGACTCGTGGCTGTCCAAAAACATCCGCCCAATGACGCTGATCTTTATACTGATCGTGTACACCATATTCGCCGCCATGAGCGCCGCAGACATCGAGGTCAACAACAACTACGTTGAGCTCCTGGGCCAGTGGGGCATGCTGATTATGTCCTTCTATTTCGGCGGACGCTCGCTGGAGAAGATCATGGAAATGAAGAAAGGCAAGAATGAACCTAAGCCCTAACTTTACACTAGAAGAACTAACCGCCAGCGAGGTGGCGCAGCGCAAGGGGCTAGACAACACCCCAAACGCTAGCGAAGTAGCTAACCTAGTACGCACCGCAGAGTTATTAGAACAAGTCAGATCGCTACTTAACAAGCCGATCCTTGTAAACTCAGCGTTTCGCTCTAAACCAGTTAACGACTCTGTCGGTAGCAAGGACACTAGCCAGCATAGGATAGGTTGTGCCGCCGATATCAGAGTCCCCGGCATGACCCCCAAACAGGTGGTCCAGGCCTGCATCGATGGAGGAATACCATTTGACCAGATCATTGAAGAGTTTGGCTCCTGGACGCATATCAGCGTGCCAAACACTAAAGACACCGCGCCCCGTAAGCAGGCGCTTATTATCGACAAAACAGGCACGAGAGCCTTTTCTTAGCATAAATTTGCATTAGTATATAGCAAACTAACGAGGAGACTCTATGTTACGACATCACCTGGCGGTGTACGCCTGCGCGATTGCGCTTGTCTGGGGCGTGTGTTTTCACGACCCCCTAGCTAAATGGGCCATGGCCAGCACCCCATTCCAGTGGGTTGCCGACTCAACCGTTGAGCTAATTGAACACTTTGAGGGAAAGCGCTACCGCGCCTACCAAGACTACGGCGGCAACTGGACGACCGGCATTGGCCACCTAATACGCCAAAAGGATGCCCATTTGCTCCATAGGGAGCTTTCTGAGGCCGAGGTGGTGGGTATCCTACACCGGGACCTAGAAAAGTGCTCTACGGCCCTAGAATCGGCTTTAAACAGCATTCCCAAGCGGCACCAGATAGACGCCCTGATGAGCCTGTGCCACAACATTGGACCGGACAACATGGCCCGATCTGAGGTAGTTAAGCACTTTAACGACGGCAACGTACACAAGGCCGGGGACGCGTTCCTTAACTGGAGCACCCCGCCGGTACTTAAAAAGCGCAGACAAATAGAGCGCTCGTTGTTTTTAGCTGGGGCGTAAACGCCCACTATTTTGCATTAGTAGATATAGAACCACTAACCTGAAGGAACCACCATGGACGGCTTTAAATCATCACCAAAGATGCAGTGCTTCAAAGAAGGCGGCGCTGTTAAATATAAGTCACGCCACTCTGAGAAATCAGAGATGAGCGAAGACATTGCACAAGACAAGAAGGTCGTCAAGAAGGCGTTTGCCATGCACGACAAGCAGTCACACGAGGGCGAGAAGACTAACCTGTCCAAGCTCAAAAAAGGTGGCCGCATGAAGAAAGAGGGCGGTTGCGTTGGTCGCTATAAGGACGGCGGTAAAGTAAAAAAATATAACATGGGCGGCATGGCATCTTATGACCAAGCAATGCAAGACCCAAAAGCTAAAAAAATGATGCGCGATGCAAGTTTAGCTAGAACATTAAAAGCCAACCCTATCAGCGAAACAGAACTTTCAAGTATTAGCGACAGCGGCGCAGCAAAAGGTTTGCGCAACTACGGCCGCATGTATAAGCAGGGATTGGGAATGAAACCTGATACCACCTACGAATACAAGAAGGGTGGTAAAGTAAAAAAGTGTGCTGAGGGTGGCTCGTTAAAATCTGTCGACGCAGAAGAGAACCCTGGCCTGGCCAAACTCCCAACCAACGTCCGTAACAAGATGGGCTACGCTAAAAAAGGCGGTAAAGTAAAAAAGTGTGCTGACGGCGGTATTGTAGACAATATTAAAGCCGTCGGTAAAAAATTGTACGAAAACGTGATGGGTACACCAGAACAAAACAAGGCAGCCGCCGAGCAAGAGAAGGCGATTGCAGAAAAAGATCCATCTAGCTACGAGGCAAAGTACCGTAAACTAACTGGTAAAAAACGCGGCGGAAAGGCTTGCTAATATGCCAATAGAGTCTAAACAACAGCAGAAGGCGATGTACGCCGCCGCGGCCGGTAAGTCAACCCTTGGTATCCCCAAGAAGGTTGGCAAAGAGTTTGTTAAGGCCGGCAAGGCAAAACCAAACCTTCCACAAAAAGTAACTAAACGCGCATCCGGCAGGGGACGTTAATTTATGGCCTACTCTGGTACAACTAACCAGACCAAGATCAACGTAGATCAGTTGATATCGTACGCATACCGCGATGCCGGCAAGACGGCAGAAGAGATTACGCCCGAGTATATCGACGCCGGCAAACAGGCACTATTTTACATTTTACAAAATCTATCTAATCGCGGCGTTAACCTGTGGCTATTAGAAAACTATCTGTGCGGCGCGGTAACTGCCCAGCAGCAATTAGTTTTGCCACCAGGCACTATTGACGTGCGTGAGTCAAACTGGGTATACATTATTAACTCAGAGGCTGCCGAGTATTTGCCCACGGCTAACGTAGACTCTCCCGCCGTGTTTGACCAAAATTTAGACTTAGTGTCTACATCCACTTCTGGCCAGAATTGGTTTGGTTTAGAGTACCAGACAGCACAACCCGTGTTTTACGTTGGCTTTAATGGCTACGCCTCTGGCGGTGGCACGACAACGTACAACTTTGCGTACGAAGTCAGCGACGATGGGATAACCTGGACAACGGTCGAGCAGTTCCCAGCGACCACGCTATCAGATCGTGAGTGGGCATATTACAATATCAGCACCACACCAAACCATTCGTTTTATCGGTTACGTGAAACCGTGGCTACCACGTTCTCAATCCGTCAGATTGTATTCTCAACCAGCCAGCAAGTCATTCCATTGGCGCGCCTAAACCGTAACGACTACTGGAACCTCCCAAACAAACAGTTTCCATCGGTTCGCTCGTTGCAGTATTGGTTTGATCGCACCATCGTGCCGTCAATGTACCTATGGCCAGTGCCGAACAACGACTTCCAAATGTTTCAATTAATCATTGAAAAAGAAATGCAAGACGTTGGTTCGTTAACTAACGAACTATATGTACCAAACCGTTGGATTGGTTCTGTACAAGCAAGTTTGTCACACAAACTGGCATTGCAATTACCACAAATTGATTTAAACCGTGTGCAGTATTTAGAGACACAGGCCACTAAATTAGAATACGACGCGGCACAAGAAGAGCGTGACAAGTCACCAATCTACTTCCAACCTAACATAAGCTACTATACACGATGAGCGGCGCATATCAAATGACCTACAGCAACCTGGTGGAGGACGTCCAGCGTTATATGGAACGTGACGACGCCGGATTTGTTGCGCAGATCCCCAGCTTAATTGGACTGGCTGAGTCGGCGATCGCCGCCGAATTAAAGTCTTTATTACAATTAACTGTAGTAGAAACTCAACTGGCCACCAATCAAGACGTGTTAGATAAACCGGCGCGTTGGCGTAAGACGGTGTCAATGAAAATTAATGGCTCACCAATACTATTGCGTTCACAAGATTACATAGCACAGTATCAGTCTGAATCCGCTAACGGGCAGCCAAAGTACTACGGCGAATATGACTACAACAACTGGAACTTTGCGCCAAAGCCAGACCAAGAATACGATGTAGAAATTATTTACTACAGCCTAATACAGCCGCTGGACTCATCTAATCAACAAAACTTATTTACCCGCGAGTGCCCCCAGGCGATGTTGTTTGGTACACTGTTGCAGGCGCAGGGCTACCTAAAGGCCCTAGACAAACTGCCTGTGTGGAAGGGGTACTACACCGAGGCACTGGCGGCGTTGAAGAAGGAAGACAACTCGCGTCGTATCGATAGAAATACTACGGTCCAGGAACCATAAACTATGCCAATTTACACATCACCGTTTACCGGAACAGTCGTACAACCAACCGACGTATCGTACTACGAGCTTAACTTTAGCGCCAACGTAGAGCTTTTCTGGCCCGCCGTTGTAAATCCACAGCAGGTACCCGCCGCGCGTATTATCGACGCCACTCCGTCCACCTCCAATTTAGTTATCTCGTTACCTGCCGCAAACCAAGGCGCATTGGGCACCGACATCCTTATCCGCAATCTAGGTGCAGATGATTTTACTGTAGAAGACTTTGACGGCACCGGATCTGTTTTAGTTGAGGTTGGTAAGTCAAAGTACTTTTACCTATCAGATAACACCACAACCGCTGGTGTCTGGCAAAACGTAGAGTTTGGCGCCGGCACATCATCGGCAGATGCCGCCTCATTGGCTGGCGCTGGTTTGGTTGCCCTCGCAGGCAAACTAAACACCACACAAAACATTGTCGAGGTATCATCTCCCCCAACAATTACTGATGCCAGCCGCGCCAGTACATTTTTGTGGACCTCTGGCAACGACACTGTTAACCTGCCAACGTCCACCAGTTTAACGGCCGGTTGGTTTATTGCGTTTAGGAACGCCGGAAACGGTACGCTAATATTTACGCCGCAGGGCACGTCATTAATTAATGGTAACGCAGAGTTAAGTGTTAACCCATCTGAGTCTGGCTTTATTATATTCCAGCAATCGACTGGTGATTTCTTTACGGTTGGCTTGGCGATACCATCCAACGTAACGTTCACGTCGGCAACGTATGATGTGGACTCAATCGTTGGCAATACATTTAGTTTAGTGTCGTATGCCCCAATTATTCAAACATACGTGGCCTTGTCTGGCACACGCGCAACGCAATTAGATGTGGTATTGCCGGCGACAACACAATTGTATGTCTTGGTTAACAGCACGGGCCAGCCATCATATACTATCACATTCCAAGTATCTGGCAGCTTACAGACGCCAATTAGTTTAGCGGACGGCGGAGTTGCCTTGGTGTTAAGTGACGGTAACTTTTTGTATGTCATTAGCCAGACAACTACAACAACATTTTTAGCCATCAATGGATCTGCCGCCGCACCATCTTTTTCTTTTATTAGTGACAGTAATACTGGTATGTATTTAGTTGGTACAAGCGTATTGGGACTATCTGCCAATTCAACGCAAATGCTAGAACTTGATAACAGTAACGTATTAAGTCCACAGGTATCAACACCGGCAACATTTAACGCAGGATTAATTGGTGGCGGGACGTTCTAATGGCTGGAGAAAACAAGCTACCAGATCAATATAATCTGGTCTACACGCTTGCCGTTCAACCCGGCATAAAACGAGACGGCACTGTATTTGAGTCACGTGAGTTTAGTGACGGAGAGTGGTGCCGTTTTCAGCGTGGCGTGCCCAAAAAAATTGGCGGTTACCGTGAGTTGTTTGCCACACTTACCGGCATCCCACGCGGCATGGTCTCCAACTCATTTAACGGCGTTAACTATGTATTCGTTGGCAACCAATATGGATTAGAAGTATTTACAACAGGCACTACGTTTGGCGTTGGTAGTGGTCCGCTTACTGTAAATATTTTACCTGGCTACTCACCGTTTACTTTGGTGTCAAACACAACCAGCCAGTTTGTTATCGCCGGTGACGTGACCGATGCGTTCCCCGCTAACATGGAGGTTATATTTGATGATGACCCCACTACGTCAACTACAGTCATTAGCTCATCATATTCGTCACCAAACACTACGGTAATTGTTACAACATCTAGCATTGCGGGATCGCCCACAACGGTGTCGTTATATGACGTAACGTTTACACCCAATTCAAATCTATTGTGGCAGTTTGACTTACAGTACTCCCCAGCGGGTGGGTCACTACAAGTATTAGCACACCCGGGCCGTAATCTAGCAAACATTGACAGCGCGATACAGACCCAAGTATTAACCGGCGGACTACTACCCAACTCGTCAAACGAATGGAACTTCCAAGGTCTGGCTGATACTGGGGGACAAAACCCAACCTATCGTCCAATTGTAGTGGACGGTGGCGTGTGCGTACTGTACCCATACACCTTTGTGTACGGTTCGGATGGGTTTATCGCCAACAATAACGTCGACACAAACACGACGCTAACAGATTATAATTTACAGACAATTACCGACTGGAACGGCCCAACGGCCAACCAGGTCAACATGGCCTCGTCTAAAATTGTTAAGGGCATCCCAGTGCGTGGTGGTACTAACTCACCGTCTGGATTGTTCTGGGCTACCGACAGTTTGATCCGTGTATCGTTTACCGGAACATCTCCGTTGTACTGGCGCTATGATATTATTTCTAGCCAGATCTCTACAATATCATCCTCATGCTTTGTTGAGATGGATGCTATTTTTTACTGGATGGGTGTCGACCGTTTCTACCAATACAATGGTGCGGTCTCTGTACTGCCAAATGATAAAAACGTAAACTGGCTATTTGACAACCTCAACTTTGTACAGCGCCAAAAGGTATGGGCCACTAAAGTACCTCGGTATAACGAGATCTGGTTCTTTTATCCACGTGGCGACGCGACGGAATGTACCGACGCCATTATCTATAACGTTAAAGACAAGATCTGGTACGACGCCGGAAGTGCTCCAGGTTCACGTAGATCGTGTGGATACACCACCGAGGTATTCCCAACACCGATCTGGGCCGGCTGGGAAAACATTAGCACATTTAGTGCACCGTTTACCGTGATTGACAACCCACCCAGCGAACCGGCACCAAATTTAGATCAGTTCTATTTGAATGGTAACGCAAGCATTACCTTTGGGGCGGGAGATTATGTCGCCACGTCAAACGGAGAAAATCCAGAGGTATATAAAGTACTGACCAGTGAGTTTATATTCACATCCGCCGTGACGGCAACGAACCCCGAAGGTGTGACATTGATTACCGTGGCCGATGATTTTAATCCGGCGCTTGTCCCCGACGATCTGGTGTATTACATTGAGGGCGGATATCCGCTGTGGCAACAAGAGTTCGGTACAAACGCAATTACATTCAACCAAGAGTTTGCGGTTACGTCTAGCATCACGACCTGTGACATTAGTTGGGTTGGCGGAATACCATCACAAGACAGCGGAACCGGCGTAAACCGCAGGATGCACTTACGCCGCATTGAGCCAGACTTTGTGCAGTCCGGCACGATGGGCATGACTGTTTTAGGGCGTAAGTTTGCCAGGGGTGCCGTAGAAAATTCTGGACCATTTTACTTTGACCCAGACACCGGCAAAATTGATTTGCGTGTAGAGCACCGCGAAGTACGCCTTAAGTTTGAGTCCAACGTGTTAGACGGTAACTTTGAGATGGGCCGCCTGTTAATTACGGCAGAGTACGGCGACGAGAGGCCATGAGTATCCAGAGCTTTTTTCCGATCAACCCAGAGTATATGACATGGGAAAATTGGAACGGCAACTTCTTACATTACTTTAGCGAAGAGCCGATCATGTACGACACCGAGGATAACTGGAAACAGGTCGCCAAAAACATCAGCCAACTCACCACATTTGAGAGCTACCCGGTCCCAGACCCCGAGGCATTTAAGACGTGGCAAGAGTGGGCCTCGGCCCTTAGCTTTATTTTAAACGGCCCAAGCACTTGATTTAGGGCGACAAATGTAGTATTTTTGCATTAGTATAAGTAGAAGCATTTAACCAAAGGAGGCGATATGCACGGCCAACCGACATTAAAATATCTAAACGATAAAGCATTCGCCGACGCTATCCTGGCTAAACACGCAAAAGATTCCGACCCCATAAACCGCGAATTTGCAAAGGTTGTGCAAGACACCTTAGCACGACTATCTAAAAACAAATGACACCGACAGAGATTATTACAGCTGACGCCATAGAGCGCAACATTGATCCCAATCAAATTCTTGTTTCTTTGAGAAAACATCTCGAAGCAAATGTGGCTGTCATGCTTAAAAAAAATGATTCCGTGCTTGTCCTAAAAGAACTCGAGGGCCACGCGATGGAGCTGCATTTATTTACAGAAGACGCGCCTTTAACCTTGGCTCGCTCCATTAAGTATTTCGTAGATAAGATTAAAGCGTCAGACATTGAAGCAGTTTACGGGAAAGCCGATAACGCCGAAATCATAGAGATGCTTAGGCGGTTGGGTATCCCCGTTGAAAACTCTGACCGTCCAGAATTTAATTGGATGGCGCGGGTATGAGATATAACCTCGAGACAATGCTCCCGCTCGGTGCCTTTGAGCACTGCGGCAATCGCCACATAAAACTTTATGGCGGCGGTGGTTCTTGGAATCCCGTAACCATTGTTGAAAACGCTGTTAGTTCCGTAGGTGATGTGGTAAGCGATGTGGTTCAAGGCGCTGGCGATGTACTAGCAGACGTCGATGAATTTGTAGGCGACACAATTCCTGGTGGTTGGACAACCGTTGCCTCTGTTGCCGTTCCTTATGCAGCTCCGTATGTAACAGGAGCGGCATTAACCGCTGGGCAAGCCGCCGCATTAGCCGCCGCAACAAGCGCAACCTCTGGGGCCGTACAAGGCAGAGACCCGGAAGATATTTTAAAGAATGCGGCTTTGGCTGCTGCCGGCTCTTATATTGGCAAGGGCGGGTTATCTGATAGTGGTGTCCCAAATTGGGACGCCGACATTACCGCCGGCGCTGAGGGTTACGCAAACGCCGCCGGTGCTGCTGGTGCAGGCGCTGGCTCTGGTTTAAGTGCTGACATGAACCTTGACGCTCCGTATGTGGACATGCCAGATGGTGAATACCTATTAAATGATGTAATAGATGAGGGTGGATTAGCACAGTACCCCGGCGATTCACAATACGAAGTACAAGATGTCCAAGAGCAGGCTAGAAATACTGACGTACCATCTGGTAGCTCAACGTCGTGGGATCGTGGCGACACATCGCTACCAAGCGCACAAGAAGCACTAAAGGCGGCCAATAGGGCGCGCCAGTTATACGGCATGCTAAGTGGTATTGGTGGGACAATGGTTGCAAGAAACGCGCCGGGGTTGAGCCAGTACACGACACCAACAACCACATCAGACCAGGGCGGCTTATCAAATTTTGGTATACCAAACCTAACCGCCGGGGTTGTTCGTGGCCAGCCCATTGACCTAAACATAGACCAATTTAATTCACCACTGTCACCGGTTAACGCCGCCGAGGGTGGTTACATACAGCACTACGCTGCGGGAAGTGATGTAGATTCATATACCGACACTAACTACCAAGACACCGTAACAGGATTAACAAAACTAAAACCAAATCTAATCCGGGGTAAGTCAGACTTTGGCTTGCAAAAATATTGGAACCCGCCCGCCGCATACGCCGACGGTGGATCTATTGAGGGGCATAACCCAGAGTTTTTTAGTGAGGGTGGGTTACAAAACCGCTACGTAAAGGGCGCAGGTGACGGCACCAGCGATGACGTGCCGGCCATGTTAGCCAACGGTGAGTTTGTGATACCCGCCGATGTGGTATCTAAGCTAGGCAACGGAAGTAACGACGCGGGCGCTAACATCCTCGATGAATTTTTACAGGTAATTAGAGAGCACGCACAGAACCACAGCCCAAAAGAATTACCGCCCGACTCAAAGGGTCCATTGGTGTATTTAACAGAAGCATCGCAAAGAGCAGAGGGATAACATGGCAGGACTTTCCAATTTTATAGCCAACAAAGGCGTGCAACAGACCACGATGCCATCGTGGTATGACACCGCCCAACAGAACCTAGTCAACCAGGCATCTACTGCCTTTCAAAATGCGCCCCAGTTAAGCGGCACGGTGGCTCAGGGCGCCATCAACACACTACAACCCGGCGCGTCTAATCCATTTACTCAGGCACAAAACACCCTCCAAAGCATTTCATCTGGCGCGGCTAACCCTTGGATTACTTCCCCAACAGGTCAAGTAACTCCTAACACACAAACTGCAATGGGTGGTTTATTTCAAGCGCAAAACCAACAGCTTGAGCAATTGCTGCCTAACATTACCGCCGCACCAACCGCGCAATCGATTGCCTCTGGTAACTTTGGTAGCCTGCGCGGCGAGACCGCGGTTAATAAGGCAAAGGCAGACGCACAGGCGCAATTGTTTGCTAACCAGATGGACGCGTTTTTAAAGAACCAGGCAACCGGAGTTACTGGCGCGTCGTCGTTAGGTAATGTGGCACAGCAGGGAATCACCAACGCGATGAACGTTGGACAATCCCAGCAGCTAGCGCCGTTCACTAACGTCGCTAATTTAGGTAAAATATTGTCCGGCGTGACTGTACCAACCACGGTAACCAGCGACGTGCAGATGTCACCACTAAGCCAGATCACCGCAATCGCCAGTGCGTTAGGTGGCGGCGCGGCTGGTGCTAACAAGCTACTACAAAACCTAGGCGTTAAGGGCGGTTTAAGTGACGCATTCAAAAGTGTTGGTAACATTTTAGGTAGCAATAACACATTTACACCTGAGCAACTAAATCAAATTGCAGCGGCTCAAGGTGTTGATCCAGGTGATGTTGATGTAGACGGCATAACAGAACAACAACTGTACGACATATTTAATTATGGTGGGGGCGTTCCTGCCGTTGATACATTTGTGCCCCCAACAGATTATCCTGATTGGTCTGATTACTTTTCATTTGATTGATAAAAAACATGGCTGAAGAAACTCAAGTTCAAGGCGGTTTAGGCCCGGTAGTAACCCCACCAAAGAGCAAGGGTGGGTTTTCTATTCCTGGTAACATTGCGTTAGATCCAACGCAAACGGAAAGCATTTTGGCTAACATGCAGCGCATCATCGACGAGCGCGAGAGCCCATTAAATTTATTTACCAGCGGATTAAAAGACGCGCTGGCGTACGCCGCCCTTGACCCAACACGAAATGTTTTGGCACGCGACGAACAAAAGATGCGCGAGGCGCAAGAGCTGCTTAATATGCGCAGCCAAATAGCTAGCGTTAGGGCGGCCCAAGAACAACAAAAAGCATTTGAGGCCAGGAAGGCAAAAGAATTAGGCGGCACACCTGACGTTGGTGGGACAGGTGGAGGCATTAACATGCCCGACGAAATAAAGCTGGCACTATCTAACGCAAGAACTCGTGAAGAGTACGATAAGATATTTAACGCCTGGGCACAAAAACAGGCAGAGGTATCTGCCAACCCTGAGATGGATGTTCCCAAGGTGCCGGTTGTTGTTGAAAATCCAGATGGCTCATTTACCCGCAAAGTTATTTCAGTGCGTGAGTATCGTGCCAATCCAAACCTATACAAAGATGCTCCCGAAACTCAGCAGGCATTAAAGAGCGCGCCAGCAGATAAATCTGGCCAGCCGGTGAGCGTGCGCAATAACAACCCGGGCAATTTAAAAGATCCTAAGACCGGCGAGTTCTTAAAGTTTGACACCTTAGAGGCCGGACAAAAGGCGCTCGACGAAGACACTAAGGTAAAGCTAAGTGGTCAGAGCCCGGCGGTTAAGCAGCGCTTTGGTGACGTCAATATTATCACCCCGGCCATGTTAGCTGAGACTTGGTCGCCGGCAACTGCTCCGGGTAATAGCCCAGAGTCTACCGCCAACTACGCCAAGTTTATTGCCGGTAAGTTAGGCATCGACCCAACCGCGCCAATTCCAAACACAGAAGAGGCACGTAAGCGTGTAAACGAGGCAATCACCGAGTTTGAGTCTGGTCAGAAGACACTAGCCGCACCGGCGGCTGTAACGCCCACCACGACGGCAGCAAAGGGCCCAAGACCCACGCCAGAGCAAATGGAAGCCGAGAGCAAAGTAAAATCTACCTTCCGTGAACAACAAGCTAGGGGCGCGGCAGAGAACGTTCAAAAGTCACAGCTTTCATTTGAGACGGTTACAGAGCCATCCTCTGTCTCGGAGCGCAAGACATCCGCAGAGCGCGTGGAGAAACTAGTGTTAGATAACCCAACGGCGGCTGGTATTATAGCCAAGCCTGGGGTCGCCAACGCGCTGTTAACAATTATACGTGACGGATTAAACACACCATCTGGCGCGATTGGTATTAAGACAATCGAAGATGCGTTGGTGTTAACCATGCCCGGCACAGACCAAAAAACAATCAACGCACGTCGTGAGATTGCGCAGAACTTGGCAAAGGGTGCGCTCGAGGCATCTAAGCTATCGCAGGGCCAGGGCTCCGTCTCTGACTTTGAGCGTTCAATGTTTGAGCGTATCGCCGGATCGTTGGCAGACACCCCCGAGCTATTAGTTAAACGTCAGCGCATGTTAATCGCCAGGGCAAATCTAGATAGTGAACTAGGCAAGATGTACCGCGGCACTAAGAAGCCTGGCGAGCCATTAGACTTTGACGCGTTTAGGACATCGAAAGAATACGAAAATAAAGTCGCAGCATACGAAAAAGAACTGCGCGCAATTTTAGATTCCGAAGTTCAGATCAAGGGTGCCGCAGCGGCTCCTAAACATCCCGGCGCTTCATTGTTGAATAAATATCCTCCTAGGACAAACCCATAATGGATAAAGAATTAGAGCGAGCCTATGATGCGTTAATGCAGGCCGATGCGGCCGGCAACAAAGAAGACGCACAACAAATTGCTGACTACATTCGCACACTGGAAGCCCAACAAAACGTTCCTAGTGGTGAGACGTCAGTAAAACAAGTGAGCGACGCAGACCTTATTAACGTGTTAACCCCAACCATTGGTGGAGCAATTGCTGGCGAAATAGTTGGCCCGATAGTAAACAAGGGCGTTGAGGCCGTCCAGTCTGGCAAGGCCCCAACAACTACAGCCCCAGCCGCTAGGGCAGCCGGCACGCCATTTAACCCACGCGGCGTTACCATCGAGCAAAGCGTTCAAAACTGGGAAAACTATGGCCAGGCTCAAAACGAGGCCGCCAAACGTGTCCGCAGGGAGGCCGAACTACATAAAAAATATCCTGGGTTCACCCGCGCACAACCTCCAACACCCGCGGCAACACCATCTGCAATGTCACAACTGCGCCAAGCTATTCCTGGCCCTGTTAAAACTGCGGGCCAATTCTTAGGTGGCGCTACACAGTCTGGCGTCGTGCCATGGCTTGGCCGTGCATTGGCTGGTGGCGCCGCTGGATACCAGGGCGCTGACGCATACAACCGCCTAAGACAGGGCGACGTTGTTGGTGGCGGATTAAGCGCAATTGGCACGCTCGGTGCTGGTGCGTCATTTTTCCCACACCCTGCCGCTCGGTACGGTGGCGCGGCAATTAGCGCCGGCGCCGAGGGATTAAACCAATACCTTGACTATTTAAAACGCAAGTCACAACAACCCGCCGCGGCACAGCCACAGCAACAAGAACAAATGCCGGTCCCCATGAAAGAGGGAGGACTGGTCCATTTGGCCGGGGGAAAACGTGCGCTTGTTGAAGAAGGCGGCTCTAAAATAATGGAGATTCTTAAAGATAAGATGGCTCCGTTATATGCAAAATCAGAAGGTGTTCCAGCACGATTGCCAAGAGCAACCCCAAAGACTGATGCAGAATTATTTGAGTTTGCTCAACGCATGTCACCACAAGTTCGTGGTGATTTTGTACCAGCACCTGGAGCGACAACTAGCGTAGCTGGCAAAACACGCGCCCAATTTGAACGCGAAAAAAATTTACAACACGACATTCGTAATGTGCGGGGTTTAACATTAAAACCTTCAAACTATGATGAAGCCGCACATCAAGGTAAAGTAAAAGTTGGAATTGCCGGTGATCAAACACGAACCGGAAAAGATGTTTACAGTATTGCTGGTAACAAATTAAGTTCACCTTCCAGACAATACGGTGGATCTTTGTATCCAGCTGCACATCCTCTTGGATGGGCATCTGAAAAAGAAGCTGCTCAAGGTGTTCAAAATGTAGTAGATACTGCCGCAAAACAATACGGCGATGTTGATGTTTTGGGTGAGTTTATGAAAATGGGCCCGGAAGCTAATAATTATGCAATGCACAACGCAGACGCAATTATTAAATCAATTAACCCATCTCAAGTAAAACAACTTGATAATCTTAATAAAATGATTCGTGCAAAATTTCCAGATTTTGCTGGCATTGAAAATCAAGCAGACATATTAAAACAAGCTGAACAAAATCCAGAGTTGCGTAAGTTTTTAGACTATTTAGTAATGACTAAAAAGCACGCAGAAACTTATGGTTTGCCTTCCGGTGCAGACATTCGGCATGCTTTATCTGAGCCAGACCTTAGAAATTTAGAAATAGGTGCCTCTGGTAAATCAGTTATTGAAATGGTTCCGGGCGGTAAAATATCACCATCGTCAAGAAAAACAACCACAACATATTCTCACGACATTCCTGGAGAGTATTTAGGTGGAACAAAATATCCTCGCCCTTATCAGTTAGAATTTGCTGATTCATATTTAGCGTTACAAAATAAAATTGGCACTGTTCAAGATTTAGCCAAGCAGGCGGTGTTAGAAAATCCAAACTTAGATCCACAAGCAGCGGTTCAATATGCTAAAAAATATGCCAACCAAGGGTTTGGTGGATTTAGATTAGCACAGCCACGTCAAATCATGGATCAACAGTACATGGACGAAACTGGCAAATACGAAGACTACATGAAGCAATTGCTTGGTTTTAAACAAGGCGGCTCTACAACGCCAGCATGGCAGCGCTCTGAGGGTAAGAGCCCATCGGGCGGCTTGAATGCTGTTGGTCGTGCGTCGTATAAGCGCGAGACTGGTGGCGAGCTAAAGGCACCACAGCCAGAGGGTGGCTCACGTAAGAAGTCGTTCTGCGCCAGGATGGGTGGGATGAAGAAGAAGCTAACCTCTAGTGAGACAGCAAACGATCCAGATTCACGTATCAACAAAGCGTTACGTAAGTGGAAGTGCTAAATGCCAAAGCTAACACCTGCACAAATGAAGGCGGCTGTTGAGGAGTTTAAGAAAAAATTTACTCCTGGGTTTTACCATGGCAGCCCAAACCCAAACATCAAAGCATTTGACCCACTAAAGTCAACCGTGCGCGACGTTGATTTTGTTACGCCCGGTGTTACGTTTGTAACAAAAAGTCCTAAGTTTGCCGATAGCTTTACCGCAGGTAAGGGACCATACATTAGTTTAAAGACTGGCGAGGCTATACCACTAGGTAGCTATAACAAGGGCTCTACCATGTACCCAGTTAGCGTAGACATGTCAAATCATTTTGATCCAATGTCACCGGAAGGGCGCGCATTAGTTGAAGCATACGTTGCTAAGAAATATGCTGAAGATCCCAAGATGGCGCGTCAGTTTAAATCCAGAATTGAAGACCCACACTCTAACTGGACGACGATGGAGTCTCCAGCATTTTTGCAGCACCTACGAGATAGTGGTGTTAAAACATTTGACGTTAACGAGTCTGGATACCAAAACGTTGGTGTATTGGACCCATCAAAGATCCGCGGCAAGTTTGCCAAGTACAACCCCGAAGACGCCGAGTCGCCAGACTTTATGAAGGCCGAGGGTGGCCTAGTGCATTTGGCTGCTGGTGGCGTTCCTAAAAACGTTGTCAAGGCATACAAACTATTTAGAACAAAAAAGAACGACCCGGAGACGCTGTATCCATTGTTTGTTAACGCAAACAAACCCGTACCTATGAATGAGTGGGTAACCGCCGAGGTCGGCCCTGTCGCGGCCTCTGGTAAAGTTAAATCTAAATTAGGCGAGCTTGCGTATCGTCCGGGCTGGCACGCTGGTGATCTACCAATCGCTACTCACATTGGCGGCAAATCACAACCTGGATTAAAGGCACCAGACTACCGTAGGCCAGGTGAGGTATGGGCCGAGGTAGAAATGCCAGCCGATGTTAATTGGCAAGATATCGCCAACCAACGCGCTCGGTTAAATAAGGCCGGTAAAATAATTCCAAGCACTGCGCACATTACCGACGAGATCCCATTAGGCGGTCACTATCGTTATAAGACAAGCCCTAACATGGAAGGTAATTGGTTGATTGGCGGCGAGATGAAAGTTAATCGCGTCTTGACCGATGAGGAAGTCCAAGCAATTAACGAAGCCGCCGGTCGGGCAGATTTGCCACGGTTTGTTCCATTTGATGAAAAGGCCGAGGGTGGTAGTGTGTTTAGCCCAGAGGGTGCCGGCTATGATTACCGGACAGCCATGGCGTACGGCATGGGCCCGACTGGTACCGGAGAAGATCTGGGTCACTGGGGATCTGTCGCGCCGACATCGGACGATGAGCGCATGCTAAGAGATTTGCCAAGGGATGCCTACGTAATGCTAAAGGGCAAGACACACGAGACATTTGACAAGGCCGAACAGGCTGAGAAAGAGCGCGGCTCCAAGATTGTAAAAATTGGAGACCGCTACTATTCCATACCTAAGTAATTACTTACGGTAGCGCTTGCCGTGCCAGCCCTCCGCTGCGAGAGGAAAATCGGGAGCCCACGACGGTGGCGTAGTCATCATCTTGATTACGTCGGCCATTGCGGACTCCCCGTTTTGTTCTTCAACGAGGAGTAAGACTTCATCATGCACGCTGTTAATCACTTCGTAACCGGCTTTATCAAGGTTAAGCATAGCCACGGCAAGAAAGTCCCGAGCGGTACCCTGTACCGCGGATTGGAAGATGCTACTGCCGATGATGGCGTTCCTAGTCCACTGCCGGCTGTAGGTGTTCTGGCTGTGGACCGTGACGCCGAGCTTTTCACTACCCCAGGGTGTGGTGAGCAACTCGAGCTGTGGCCTCTGCCAACAGATCAACCTGCCACTCGGTAGGCGCATCCATAGCGCACCCTTCGCGCACTTCAATATAATCTTAGCGCCCGCCGCGAAC